AACTAATGTTAACACAGGAACTATTAAATGAAGACCCCAATACTTGGAAGTGCATATGTTGCCCGCAGCGTCAATGCTGCGGACAACCGCATGGTCAACCTCTTCCCCGAAGTCGTCCCAGAAGGCGGCAAAGAGCCTGCCTATCTGCAACGCTGCCCAGGCTTGAGCTTGCTGGCCACGATTGGCACTGGGCCTATTCGTGGGCTGTGGACTTTTGGCGGGTATGGGTACGTGGTCAGCGGCAGCAAGCTGTACAAGATGGCGCCCAACTACACCACCACGTTGCTGGGCACGATTGCAAACACGGGCCCGGTCAGCATTGCGGACAACGGCATCCAGATGTTCATTGCGGCCAACGGGCCGGGCTACATCTACAACGCCAACACTGACGTGTTTGCGCAGATCACAGACCCTGACTATCCTGGGGCGCTGACCGTTGGATTCATCGACGGGTACTTCACGTTCATTGAGCCCAACAGCCAAAAGCTGTGGGTCACCAGCCTGTATGACGGTCAATCTGTTGACCCGCTGGACTTTGCCAGCGCCGAAGGCGCGCCGGACAACTTGATCAGCATGATCGTCGATCACCGTGAAGTGTGGTTGTACGGTACCAACTCGGTGGAGGTCTGGTACGACTCAGGCAACGCTGGGTTCCCTTTGGAGCGCATCCAAGGCGCTTTTAACGAAATTGGATGTGCAGCTACCTACTCGGTGGCCAAGCTCGATAACGGCCTGTTTTGGCTGGGCGCAGACGCTCGCGGCCAAGGCATTGTCTACCGGGCCAATGGCTACACGGGCACCCGCGTGAGCACCCACGCAATCGAATACGCCATATCCCAGTACAGCACCATCAGCGACGCCATTGGGTACACGTACCAGCAAAACGGCCACGGCTTTTACGTGCTGGTCTTTCCCACCGCCAACGCCACATGGGTGTACGACGTGGCCACCCAAGCATGGCATGAGCGCGCGGGCTGGGACAACGGGAATTTCATTCGTCACCGTGGCAACTGCCAGATGGCGTACAACAACAAGATCATCATTGGCGACTATGAGAATGGCAACATCTACGCCTTTGACCTAAACGTCTATTCCGACAACGGCGACACCCAAAAGTGGTTGCGGTCGTGGAGGGCGCTGCCCACCGGCACGAACAATCTCAAGCGCACGGCCCACCACAGCCTGCAACTGGACTGTGAGTCAGGCGTTGGCATACTGGGCCCAAGCCTGCCGATCAACGCCATTCTTTACTTGGTGACCGAAAGCGAAGAGTTTTTGATCACCGAAAACGACGAGAATCTAATTGCCGATGTCGTAGAAGGCATCGCTACCGATCCTCAGGTCATGCTGCGTTGGTCGGATGATGGCGGTCACACTTGGTCTAACGAGCACTGGTCGTCCATGGGCCGAATCGGCGAATACTATCGCCGCGTGTTTTGGCGTCGCCTGGGCATGACGCTCAAGCTGCGGGATCGGGTCTACGAAATCTCAGGCACAGAGCCCGTGAACATCATAATCATGGGTGCTGAGTTGATCATGAGCCCGACCAATGCTTGACGATGGCAACGACAACCCCCAACACTAGCCAGATACCAGCGCCCAGGGTGCCGCTCATTGATGAGCGCACGGGGCTGGTGTCGAATCAATGGTTTCGGTGGTTCAACAACATCTACGCCCTGACAGGCTCTGGGGCGGGCATCACGCCTGTCACCAACGGCGGGACGGGCACCGGCAACATCCCGACCAACGGCCAGTTGTTAATCGGTAACGGCACTGACTATTCGCTCAGTGTGTTAACCGCCGGCGCAAACATAACCATCACCAACACGGCGGGGCACATCACGATTGCCAGCGCTGGCGCGTTGTCCAGCTTTTCAGCGGGCACAACAGGCTTCACGCCGTCCACACCCACCACGGGCGCCATAGTTTTGTCCGGGACGCTGATTGCGGCCAACGGCGGCACAGGGTTTGCCAGTTACGCGGTGGGCGACTTGCTGTACGCCAACACCACGACCACTTTGGCCAAGCTGGCCGACGTGGCCACCGGCAACGCCTTGATCTCTGGCGGCGTGTCCACCGCGCCGTCCTGGGGCAAGATCGGCTTGACCACGCATGTCAGTGGCACGCTGCCCACCGCAAATGGTGGCACCAATGCAACCACTACGCCCACGGCGGGCGCAGTGGCGTATGGCACGGGTACGGCCTACGACTTCACGGCTGTGGGCACATCTGGCCAAGTTTTGACCAGCGCAGGCTCAGGCGCTCCGACTTGGACTACGCCGACCACCGGCACGGTGACCGCAGTGACGGCCACGGCGCCTGTGGCGTCGTCCGGCGGCACAGCGCCAAACATCAGCATGGCTGCGGCCAGCGCCAGCACTGACGGGTACCTTACATCAACCGATTGGAATACGTTTAACAACAAGGGCTCTGGCACGGTCACCAGCGTGTCTGTGGTGTCGGCCAATGGCCTAGCGGGGACTTCTAGTGGCGGGGCAACGCCTGCGCTGACCCTCTCAACCACGATCACCGGCCTGCTCAAAGGCAACGGCACGGCCATCAGCGCTGCCACCAGCGGCGTAGATTACGCCCCGGCGACCAGCGGCACGTCCATTCTGTACGGCGACGGCGCGGGCGGCTTCAGCAATGTGACCGTTGGCACTGGCCTGACCTTTTCAGCCGGTACGCTGTCTGCCGCCACGTCTGCGCCCATCACCAAGACCGCTGACTTTACGGTCGGCGCGGGCGAGACTTGGTTCATCAACAACAAGTCGGGATCGACCTGTACGGTGACTTTGCCAGCGGCGTCAGCCAATACGGGCCGGCAGTTGAATTTTAAGAACACCCAGGCGCAGACGTTGGTGTCGGCGTCGAGCAATGTGGTGGGTTTGGCAGGCGGCGCAGCCGCTACGGCCATCCTCGCCGCGTCTACTGGAGATTGGGCCGCACTTGTGTCAGACGGCACCAATTGGATTATCATGCAGGCTGCGGCCAACAACTGCCTGTTACTGGAATGAAGGAGCATTAGCATGGGTTTTTTTAGTGATTTTTTAAGCAACCCGATAGCTGCGGTAACCAATCCCATTTCGGAAGTTATTGGTACTTCAGGAAATACAGGCCCAAAACAAGGTGTTCTTGCCAATCTTGTAGCCGACCCGATAAAAACTGTAGCTAACACCGTGTCAACGGTGGTTAAAAGTCCTGCGCAAGCAGTCAGCGACGCTTGGTCATCTGGTGGGCGGGATGCTGCCGCAGCGGCGGCGGCGTATTATGGGATTCCATTGGCGGCAGAGTACGCAGGGATTGGCACTGGCGCCGGTACTGCGGGTGCCGGCGCTCTTGCAGCACAAACGGCGGCAGAGGCTTCATCGGGCCTTTTAGGGACTGCGGGGGCGGGGGCGGGCGCTGCGGGGCTAGCCAGTTTGCTCAGTCAGTATGCTACGCCTGCGGCCATAGCGGCCAGTTCTTTGCTTGGCGCTAACGCATCTCAAACTGCGGCCAACACACAAGCAAACGCTGCGGCCCAAGCCAATCAGTTGCTGGCTCAACAGTACCAACAACAGCGTGCTGACTTGGCGCCTTTCACAACTGCTGGATTAGGCGCGCAAAACCAATTGCTGACCTATCTTGGCTTGCCCGGTGGCACGCAAGGCGCAGATTTTGGCAAGTACACCAAGGACTTCACCGGCGCGGATTTGTTGGCCAACCAAGACCCAGGCTATGGGTTTAGACTGTCTGAAGGCCAAAAGGCGTTGGAGCGATCCGCAGCAGCGCGCGGCGGTTTGCTGTCTGGCGGCACAGGCAAAGCGCTGACAAGTTTTGGCCAGCAGATGGGCAGCCAGGAGTACCAAAACGCCTACAACCGCTACCAGACCAACCGTGCCAACCAGTTGGCTCCCTTGTTCACTTTGACGGGTTCTGGCCAAGCCAGCGCGGCAGGCCAAGCGGCTGCGGCGGGCAACTACGGCGCTGGCGCTGCGGGTAACCTCACGTCGGCTGGCGCGGCTCAAGCGGCTGGTGACGTCGGCGCGGCCAATGCAGTGACGTCTGGGTTGAGCTCATACCTGGGCTACACAGGCCAACAAAATTTGATTAACGCACTGCGCAAATCTGCATACGCATAAGGAACAAATATGCCACTCAATCCCTCTATTGCGTTGGGTGTTCGGCCCCTTGAAGTGCCCAACCAGTTGGCGCAATACAGCCAACTTGCGCAAATTCAAAACGCGCAAAATCAGAATGCTTTGGCCCAGTATCAACTGGGCTCTGCGCAGCGCGCAGAAAACGTGCAAAACGCAATGTCAAAAGCGTATTCTGAATCAATTGACCCTGCAACCGGGCAAGTCAACTACAACACTTTGATAGGTAAATTGGCTGCTGGCGGCGCAGGCGCTCAAATTCCTGGCGTTGAAAAAACACGCAAGGAGTTAGAGACTGCGGCGCTAACACAAGATAAATTACGATCTGATTTAGTCACGTCTAAGACCGCTCAATTTCGTGACCGGCTTACCAATGTCAATAGCCCGGAAGCTGCTGCGCAATGGACTATTGCGATGTATAAAGACCCCCATTTGTCGGGCACTGTCTCTAGCGTCCCGCTGGAAGCAGCGTTGGCAGAAATCCCTAAAACACCCCAAGAGTTTGACCTTTGGAAAAAGCAAAACTCGTTGGGTATGGCTGAGTTTATCAAGCAAAACAAACCAACTACGCAAGTTGTTGACCAAAGTGGCCAACGCCAAGTGCTTCAGATTCCAGGGTTGGGCGGCGCGCCCACTACTGTCGGCACATACGCAGACGTTCCGTTGCCCGCAAATGTTCAAGCGCAAAAGATACAGATTGCACAGCAGAGCCGCCCGCCTGCGCAGCCTGTTGCGCCCACAATCACAACGATTGAAGACCCAACCAAGCCCGGCAGTTTCTTGCAAGTTGACGCTCGCACATATCAAGGTGGCGGCGCAGGATCGCCCGGCGTAATTGGTGGGGCAAGACCGTCGGCTACGGCTGAAAAAACTGCCGCACAACGAGTGCAAATGGGTAAAGACCTTGGCTTTGCAATTACACAACTAAGCGACATCACAAAGGACGGCGGGTTGATTGATCAATCTACTGGTAGCGGTGCAGGTCGATTAGTCGATATTGGCGCGCGGTTTGCTGGACAAGCAACGCCGGGCGACATTGCCATTGGAAAGATCGCGCCGATTGCAGACTTGGTGTTGAAAATGGTTCCACGGTTTGAAGGGCCACAGTCTAACGCAGACACAAAGTCCTACAAAGAGGCTGCGGGTCAATTGGCTGATGCTTCGTTACCAACAAAAATCAGAAAAGAAGCTGGTAAAACTGTTCTTCGCATAATGACAGAGCGCAAAAATCAGTTTGCGAGTAGCGATATGGCTGCTGAAGGCGCTGCGCCTGCGCAAATTGCACCGCCGGCTGGATTTGTCCCCGATCAAAGGTAAAACATGAGCTTGCAAACTGCAACCAACCCCACTACCGGCGAACGTGTTGTTTTGGTTGGCGACCAGTGGAAGCCGATCACACAGTCTGCCACCAATAAGGAAGGCGTAAAAGCGTACCTTGTAGACAACAAATGGCTAACCGATGATGCGCCTGCCGTCGCTCCTGCGCCAAGTAGTGGGGGCATTCCTGGCCCGCGTGCGGGCCCGTCAGCGTATGCTGCTGCGCCGTCAAACCCTATCCTAAAATCGTTGTACGCACCTGCGGTCGGTTTTTACCGGGGTTTACAAGACATCACTGACACTGCGGCAATTGCGGCCACAGAAGCATTGGGCATCAAAGGCGCGCGGGATATATCGGCGCAGCAAAAACAACAGTACGAGCAAAATTACGGCGACCTTATGGGCGGCGAAGTTGGGCGTATAGGTGGCCAAATAGTAGGTACGCTGCCTGTTGGTGGTGCAATCGCTGCGCCGATAAAAAAAGCGGCTGAAATGGCCCCCTCGCTGGCGAGATTTTTGACGCCATTAGCCAAATCCATTGAGAGCGCCGGGTTTCAAACCGGCCTTAAACCGGGCGTCGCCAACGTAGCGACAAAAGGCGTAGGGGGCGCCGTGGTGGGCGGTGCGTCTGCTGCTGCGGTCAACCCAGAAGACACGGGCATGGGTGCGGCCATAGGTGCTGCCGTGCCTACGGTAGTTGCGCCGTTGGTTGGCAAAGCAGTGAAATATGGGCGCAAAGTTGCGGATTTGAAATCAGCCACATACTTGGACGCCGTTGAAGGCAAAGGCCAAGATATTGTCAACGCCTTGCGCGACAAGGGTGCCGTGATGGTTCCCGGTTCTGCACCAACTGCCGGCCAAGTGGCCGCTCCTGTTGGTGGAACCAAATTTTCGGCATTGCAACAAGAGTTGTCCGAATTGCCCGGCGTGGCCACTGAATACGCCGGCGCAGCCGCGCAAACAAACCAAGCCAGATTGGCGCAAGATGCGCGCGCCCAACAGCGATTCCAAAATGTTGCGGGTAAACTGCAAGCAAAGATTGATCGCAATTTGGTTGACATCAGCCCGTCTGAAATAGGCGACGCCCTGACCGCCGCTGCCAACGCTGAAAGGCAAGCGGCCAAAGCCAATGTGACCCAGCCTGCATATAAAGCGGCGTTTGACGCTGCGGGCGATGCCAAGATTGACGTTTCAAACGTCGTCGCCGACGCCGAACGCATTTTGGATCGTAAGCTGTCGTCTTTTGCTGCTGAAACCGCGCCAGACACGGTTCGCAAACTTCTTAGCTTTGTGCCTGCTCCCCCGGCGCCAAAGCCTGTTGGTGGCGGGCTCATATCTAGCAAACTGAAAACGCCTGCGCCGCCGGCGTTGCCACCACAGGCCACGCTGCAAGACCTCGATGACGTGCGCAAAGCAATTAACGCTGATATTGCTGCGGCCAGCACCAGCAACGCGCCGATGGCGCCGACGACTCTGCGCAACTTGCGTCAACTGCACGCCGCTGTCGATGATGCAATTGGCAAAAGCACCACCTTGGCCGATGAGGCCAAGACGTTGTACGCCGACGCTGTGAATAAGTACCGCACTGAATACGCGCCCAGGTTCAAAGAAGGCGTCAACGCCAACTTGTTCAAACGCACCAGTTTGGGCGAAGACAAAATTCGGCCTGAAGATGTCATAAACCGCTATTTCACGCCCAACGGCGAGTCGGAAGCGCGGCAATTTACCCAGTTGTTTGGCAACAACCCAGACGCACTAAAAATTGCACGGGCGGGTATTGAAGACGTCTACCGCAAAAAGGTTGCGCAAGGCGGCATGTCGCACGCTAACTTTATGCGGGATTACGGGCGCACGATTGACATCTACGATGCCGCTGGGATGAACTTGCGTCAGCGGTTTGATGTCATCAACAAAGACGCGCAGCGCTTGGCGCGCGTTGAAGACATGGCCAAAGCCAGCGGCAATAAGTTGGCCCCCGCTTTGCCTCCGGGGTCTAACGCCTTGGCGGTGGAAGCGCGCATTAGCGAGTTGACCAAAGGGTTAGACAACCGTCAATTGACCGCAATCAATTCAGTGCGCGACGACCTAGCCCGCGAAGCTGAGTTTGAGCGCTTGGCGTCCGCAGGCAGAAAGAGCGGCAAAGATGTAAGCCAGATAGCAACTCAAGCCGGTAAAGAGACCGGCGTGGTGCCTGCGCCGTCTATTCTGTCCATGCCCATCACCATCTACAACGCGGTGGTCAAACGACTGCTGGGCATTGTGGACGATAAGCTGGCCATGGAACTGGCGCGTGAAATGTTGAGCCCAGCAGTCACTGCGGAGTCGATCCAAAAAGCGATGTCCAGACAAGCTCAACAGCAAACAACAAACCAACTGGCAAAGCAAATTGCGCCCCGCGCCGCTACCGCCGCTGCGCAAATGCCTGCATCAGAAAACCGCAACGCATTGAACGCGCCCTACTTGAGGTTCGCGGTGTCGGATCAACGGGGCAATGATGGACTACCAAGTACTCTTCAACATCGCCGTGGCCATTGCTGGGTTCTTCGGCGGGTGGACGCTCAACCGCATCTACATCGCCATCGACCGGCTTGACAACGACGTGCGCAGCCTGCCGCACGATTACGTGAGCCGCGACGACTACAAGGCCGACATCCGCGAGATGCGCGACTTGCTAGGCAAGATTTTCGACAAGCTCGACAACAAGGCTGACAAGTGAGGTGGATCCGATCACGGCATTTGCGCTCTGCAAGTCAGCCTATGAGGGCATAAAGGGGTGCGTTGCCGTCTACCAAGACCTGAAGAAAACTGGCAACGATCTGACCAAGATCACCAGCGAAGTCGGCGGCGCACTGTCAAGCTTCTTCAAAGGCCAAGCGGAACTGGAAACCAGCCATGAAAAAGCTGAAGCTCAACGGGAAGACAACAGGAAGAAGGGAATCAAAGACGACCTTGCCACACAAGCCATAGACAATGTGATGTACCTGCGGCAGACCAAGCAGTTCTATGCCGATCTTGAGAGAATGGTGCGCTGGGAGATGGGTCAACCTGACCTCTGGCGTGAGATCGTTGAAGAGTATCAAAAACTGTTGGATCAGAAATCGGAGCAAGCGGCTCGGGAGTTGCACGAAAAACGGATGAAAGCATGGCAGCGACAAAGGTTAAAAAACAGGATAGTGGACAGGGTTTTGGAAACGGCGGCGGTGGCTTTCGTGGTCGCCTACCTGATCTGCCTGATGTGGTTGATAAGTCTCCATCGTCGGGGCCGACTGGATACCTATTTGTCCTGATCCTATTTGCGCTGGTCTTTGCGTTGATGTTGCCCCTGATTGGGATGCTGTATGTGGACACGATGGTGACCAAGCGAGAGGCCAAGGCCCAGATGGAAAAAACGGAAAAACTGCGCAAGCAAATTGAAGACGAAAGGAAAAAAGATGCTAACCCTGTTCTCATCCCTCATCAGCTTCCTGATGGGCGGGCTCCCAAAAATCCTTGAGTTCTTTCAAGACCGGGCCGACAAGAAGCATGAGCTGGCCCTTGCGGCCATGCAGACTGAGCGTGAATTGGCGCTTAAAAAAGCTGGCCTGGAGGCCCAAGAGCGCATCGAGCACATCCAGACCGAACAAATCCAAATCAATGCTGAGGTCACCAACAACCAAACCGCCATGCAAGAGCGCCAAGCCCTGTACGCGCACGATATAGCCCTGGGCCAAGGGGCAAGTACCTGGGTGATCAACATGCGCGCTGCGACCCGCTCAGTGATCACCTACGGCATGTTTGCCATGTTTATGTTTGTTGAGGTGTTTGGTTTTTATTACGCTTGGCATACAGGCGTGGACTTTGGCGTGGCCATGGATCAACTGTGGGACAACGAGACCCAGATCATCTGGGCTTGTATCGTGAGCTTCTGGTTCGGCGGGCAGGCGTTCAAGAAATGAACGTCAGTGCCAAAGCGGTGGCGATGATCGCACACCATGAGGGCATTCGGTATCGGCCATACCGATGCCCGGCGCGGCTCTGGACGGTGGGCGTGGGCCATGTGCTGTACCCTGAGCAGGGCAAGCTGCCGATTGATCAGCGCGAAGGGTTTGCCTTGCGCCCAGAAGACAACAGGCAATTCACCAAGGACGAAGTAGATGGAATTCTCAGAAGCGATCTCCAGCGCTTTGAGCGCGGCGTGGCCCAGCTTATTCCTGTCAGACTTACCCAAGGCCAATTCGATGCTTGCGTCAGCTTTGCTTTCAATGTTGGTCTGGGAACGCTACAGCGCAGCACCTTCCGTCAGAAGGTTATTCGCGGGGAAAAAGACGCGGCCATAGCGTCGCTGTTGCAGTACTGCAAAGCCGGCGGCAAGGTGCTCAGAGGTCTTGAGAACCGCCGCAAGGACGAAGCCGCGCTGTTCATCTCCCCCTAGTCCTCGTTGAGCGCCATCCAGACCATCAGGCATACCACACCAACGCCGGCAGCGACGCCAAGGAACCCAAGGGCAACTATGGTGAAGATGGTTTCGATCACATCGCACCTCGCATTTCCCAGCCGGCCAGAAAATAGTTCCACCTGTTTTGCATAGCAGGGTAAACGTACTTTTCGCCGATCATGGATAGGTCGGCGTCGGTGTAGCCCCTTGATGACATCAGGGCGTGGAACACTTTACGTGCTTTCATTCTTCTTCTCCAGTTCGCGCCAAGCCTCTTCTTCGGCGTCGTCAATTTGTACTTTGCGCCAGCCAGAGCGCTTCTGGCAAGCCTGCTTGCAGTCGTGCAAGCACAACCCCTCTTGTGGGTATGTGCAGTCCTGTGGGTCTTTCATGTGTTCTCCTTGAGTTCGGCCTCTATGGCTTCCAATGTTGATGCGGCAATGCGGTTGAAGCCAACTGGCGTGTTTGGGTACCACTGCAATACCCAGACGCTATCTTCTTTGACGGCCTTGAGCCACTCTTCCTCAGATACAAAATCTCCGGGGTCATAGAACTGCTCAACAGTTTCGTAGACATCACGGTGTTCGTTGTGACTCAGGTGCAGTCCGCACTTGTGTTCTGGCAACCAGTTCATGTCTTCTCCTTGAGTTTGGCTTCGATGGAACAGCTCATATAGATGCAAGTTGCAAATTCCTCATCCGTCAGCCCTACCAATGTGCGCTGTGGTGGTTTCACCCACTGTTCCAAAGGTATCCCGTTTGGATGTTGGTTATCAATCACCGTGCATTTGTATTGCACAGGCTCTTGCTCTGGCTGTGCCAAGGCTTCGCGGACTTTTGCTAAGTTGTCAGCAAATGCGTCAGAAAAATAACCTTCCAAGCCTTCTGGCAAAGCATCAATCTCTGCAATTATTTGCTTCATTGCTTCTTTCATGTGTTCTCCTTTATGCCGTGGGCGGCTTCGGTTCTGCGGATTAACCGAACAGCGGCTTCTACATATTCTTCCATGCGATTGTCTTGCTCAACCAACTTGAATGCCTCCTCATCTGTCAGCGGCTTGCGCTGTACTTGGGCATCAAACTTGTTGCGTGGGTCAAAACCGCCATCAGAAACAATATCGCTGTACCTTGCCACAGGCTCGGCATAAGCATCCTTGTACAAGCCCAGCCGCTCATTTTCACTGTGCAAGACTTGAAGTGCTGTCTCTTGTGCCAATACCTTTTCAACTGCGGTGATTATTTTTGTCAACTCTTCAGCAACGTCCTCATTGCCTGGGACATCACGCCACGCCTTGAACGGCCCTAACATCATTCTCAATGCGTCATCTTTAGTCATGCTTGTCCCCTTGCTCTGATGGCGGCGGCGCATTGTTCGGCTGCATAAGTTTCACGCTTTCCCCATTCAAAAACTTCACACACTTTTGCACACGCCTCGCGTTCAATCAAAACCGCGTCATTAAAGGCGGCGATGCCTTTTTCATAGCCATTCTGAAACGCTTTCTCCGCTACCAGTTTGGCAAAGTGCAAAATATCATCGCTTGATGGAATAGGAAATGAACTTCCTGCATTCCAAATTTCTGCTGCCATTTCAATGATTTCATCTTGTGTCATAGCTTCACTCCTTCGTACCAACCCTCGACATACGCTTCATGGAATCCCCAGGCGAACAGCCATGTCCAACTGAGCTTTTCATCGCGGGGATAGTTGATCTTTGCCATCAGCAGGCAGAGGTTCTTGCTGGGTGGGGGCATCATTCGACCACCTCATAAGTCATTTCAAAGATGTCGGGCTTGCAGGGATAATGTTCGCCCTTCACGCCAGTGATGATCCAGTCGCCTCTGTTTACTATGTGAACACCTTCTAATGTTTCCACCCATCCGATTGACTCAGATATGTCATGACGAAAGCGTGTCACAGCAGGATGGTCACCCATCTTGAACCATTGTGTGGCCTCGATGACAACGGGCTTCTTTCTATATTTCATGCTTTCTCCTGTCCAAAGGTTAATGTGAGTTCTGCACCGTTAATCGTCATGTGTTTAAGGCCCGTCTTTTGAATAATGTCACCAATCATTTGCGCCAGCATACGGTTGGCTTCATGCGTTCTGTAGTGATCAATAATTCTGATTGGAGTGTTTGGGTTAATGATGGCCTCAGAGATGTACCTAAACGCATAGGCAGTTGATCTTCCAGTTCTGCGGCATGGGTTTTTTTTACCAATCATTTCTAAAAACTCTGCATCATGTAGTGGGTGTTTCATGATTCCCTCGCTTTCAGCATTGCGTCTGCCATCTTGTAGGCGCTTTCTGCGGTTATCTCTTGGTATCTGTTAACACCGACAACCCCTGTGTAGCGGTCTGAGGCCATGATTGACTGCATAGCCTTGGCCGCAAAGTAATCACGTAAGGTCATGCTTATTGCATGGTTGTTTGTGAAGTATGTTGGTACATCGTCAATAATCATTTTCCCGTCCACCATATAGTGCGTGGTGCGTCAGGCTGTTGCGTTCGCACCAAGTAGAAGTTAATCAAGTAGTTGATCGTTTGGTTGTACGTCATTTTGACCCCTGTATCCTTGGTCAGGATCTCCCGAATCTTTTGGATATCCTCAGACACAGGCAGTGTGATGCGCTTGGTCTCTGCCTTCACTCTCCTAACTCCTCAAATATTTGGTCTGTTAAATCCTGCACTCGATCAAGTACTGCGTTTAAATCAGCCTTTGTGTGAAAGCTGCCTGTCACAGCCATCTTGATGTTGGTTAGGGCTTTGTACATCTCAGGCCCTTTGACGGCAAACAGCAAGCGGTCTTCGTCATCGGGGTAGGAGAATTCAAGAATTACTTTGGGTTGCATTAAGGCTCCCGAGTGGTTTAGCCACCAACCAACGATCCCCCAACTGCAAGACGGAGCGTACCCATTTGCGTTGATTGTGTTGATTGATATGCGCAGGAACCATATCGTTGTTGTAAATCTTGCGAGCCTTGCGTCGTAATTGTTCAGCTGTCAACATTTTCACGTCCTCGTTTCTTTAGATGATCCGGCATCTTGGCAGTAATCCAAAAGCCATCCTTGTTTAAACTGCATCCCAGAGCCAGAAGCTCTTCCGGGGTGCGGCAACGACGGTTTACACCATGCTTGCCGGTGCGGTGCTTATCAAATGCGCCAACGCTGTTGAAGTACTCTTTACAGCTTTGGCACTGATTGCGCTGACCGTTAAGCAGTTTCATTTGGCACCTCACGAATGCGGTGTTGCATGATCTCATCGGTCATGATTTCTGCGAATGACTGACCGGACGGGAAGCGCATCTGAGCCGCAGTATTTGCGGTCATCAGGCTAACCGCCTTATCAAGGCCATCGTTGAATCCGGTCATGTAGGGGTTGTTCTCAGACATCCGCATGATCAATCCCTCACGCAGAATACGAGCCATAGTGACCTTCTTAGACTTGGCGAAACGCTTAAGCTTCACGTAGTCATGGTCATCCATGTACGTCATGAACGGTTTAAGTTTCTTAGAAAGGGTCATCGATTACTTTCGTTTTTTCATAGCTTGCAACGAGGCGGTCAAACACAATCTGCGCCTCCTTCTTGCCATGAAGTTCTGTGCGGGATTCAATACCGCAGTGTTTACACAGCTTGTGTGCCGCAGCGTCTTCGCTGTCAGTTCCAAGGTAGAACTGAAAGTCCTGATCACGGCACAGCATCCCTGCCTTGGCGACTCGGTTGTCGTACTGCGTAGCTGACTCATCGTCTTGGATGCGTACAACTGCACAGGCGTATCGTGCACCGACAAAGTCACGGAGGATCTCCTCCGGTACTTCGTCAGGATGCAAAGCAAGCGTCAGGATGAAACCCGTACGGTCTTGCTTCAGCGCAACTTTACGGGCTTCAAACTGCAGTGCCATTGATCTTGGACTCTAGGTAGGAAAGCACGGCACGTAAACCAATGTTTTCGTTCTTCAACTTCTCAACCTCGGCAACTGTGTCGGCAAGCATTTCTTCGTCAATTTCATTGATTAGGCGTAGTTCTGAAATTTCTTCATTTAAACGCTC